CGTTGTGTTGGCGATCCTTGGAACTCTAGCGCATCGAGCATACCTGGATAGGTAATGGTATTTTTAATTGTTGTGGTATCAGCAGGATCTAGGCTAACAACTCCTGGTTCCAGTTGATAATCACTACGTGTTTTTGTTGGCTCTACCACATACTTGTCATTGGGATTTACACCTGGACCAACTGTACGGCCAATGAAGCCTTGTGTTTTTTTAAATTTAGGTTCTTGAATCAGTTGATCAAGTGTGGCCGCCAAAAACTGTTTGTTAGTTTCAGTTTGAAAGATTTGCGGAAGAAAGTCTACTGAGCGTACTCGTGCCATTAAATTACTCCGCTGCCTGGCGCTGTGCGCAGGTTAGTACTGGTCAATGCTTCAATCACATCAATGTTATCAAAGGTTGCGGCATTGGCAAAAATCTCATTGGGTTGAGACCGAATTTCATACAAATCACCAAAGCTCTTTTGTGGATCCAAAGGAACTAGAACTACAGAACTGATGATTGTACCAAGTTGTCTGTGTAGGTAAGCAGCAAGTTCTGAAAAATAGAATGTGTCACCAAAGTTCCATTTGTCAATTGAAAAATAACTGTTCATTTCTGCTAGTACTGAGCTTTTGATTTCAGATGTTGATGCTGTTGAATTTTGTGCTCTTATCACTTTGATAGTGGCACGCAATGTAGCCGCTGCTTTGTATCCAAACAGTGGTTTAAAAGTTACTGAGTTGACCACAATGTTGTCAGACACCATTTTGTAATCTTGTAGTCGTTGATATTCTGTACTTAGATCATCGATAGTTGGCTGTTCAGGTTCAGTGACTGTGCCAGTAGTGTCTTTCAACCAGTTCTGATAGGCATTATAATAGCTCAAAGTAACCACATACAAATCAATGATGTTGGTGGTACCTGGGTCAATTCTACTGGTCAGTGGACTGTTGTGTCTGTACTGATAGTACAAACTTTGTCTGCCTGCTCTTGCAATCCATCCTGTAACTGCATTGAGTTCCAGCACTCCAGTCACTGTCAAACTCAGTTGATAAAATGCATCTTCACTGTATGCATAGAATACCTGTCCCGGTGACCACTCAGATTTTATCAATTCAATTTCGTCAAGAGTACCGTAGCTGTAAATTACCACACCTTCATCTACCAACAGATAACGTTGCAAATTATCAAAGTCCACAGTTTGTTGTAAAAACACATAAGGTCCTGTGGTGCCAACTGGCCCAACAATTTCACTAAAGAAGTCTGGATTGTCTGGCACACCATCGTTGTCTGAGTCTCTGTATCCTACCAGCACCTGAAAGTCATCCACATAACCGTCGCTCTCCACTGGCTGACCAGTAATGGTCATATAAATGTCACCTTCTAGCGGTTCACTAGAATTTGGTTGAGTGTTGACTGCCAGCACATTGATAAAATCTTTGATCACTGTGCCAGTGCGGCTGTCATAGATTTGCGCACCGTCATAGAAGAAGAATCTTGTTTGCAATACTGATCCAAAGTTATATGCAAGTCCACGGAATGTAATTGTGTAGTTTTGATTTTGAACCACAAATTGAATTAACCACGAAGAGTCTAAATTGGCACCGCTAGTATTGCCAGCGTACTGCTGACTCCAGGCTGCGTCTTGATCTAAATTGGTAGACTGTATCAAGTACCAAGAATATGGCGTGCCTGTGATTGACCCATCATTGTCATATCCTAGACCAAAATTACGGAATAGTACAATCTGCTCACTCATTGCTGACTCAATCGACAATGGCAAATCTGTAACGAACAACGGAATAATTGTGTCTACAATAGCACCAGTAGGAATAAAGTTATTGAGTATAACTGGGCCTGACCCATTAGTTAGATTACCTAGACCAGAGTTCATACCATCGCCAGTTACTCGTATGGGGCTGGCCCAAATTTCCACACGTTCATCTGCCTTGGTTGGAGTACCCAATTGTAGTTTGTTGTTTTTATCAAAAAAGTAACCGGTTGGTGGAACAAACCGCACTAGACTACCAACAATAGCATACAAGAAATTGGTAGTAGATTCATCGCCCACTGCAATAGGTGTGCCTGAGCTGTTTTTAAAGTAACCAGTAGTTTCGTTGGCCAAAGTAGTGCTTTGATTCCAGGTGCTTCCGCCTGTACTCAAAGTGGTAACTGCACTCATTGAGCCTGAAGCCGAGCTTAATGTAACTGCTGATCCAGTAGCTGTAGTGCTTACAGTAAATGTACTATTGACTGAATTTATGCTGACCACATAATATGGCAGGTCAGCAGTAATGCCACCAAACACTGTGCCTGAGAATGTAATTGGCATGCCAAGATAGGCATAGTCAAAAAACGCAGAGGTAGAACAAGTAATTGCATTGGTTGTAATTGTTGTAGCCGTGCAAGTGATATCTAAAGTGTTGATTAACTTTCTTGGAAAATTTCCATAGTAAAACTGCCGCATGGTAGTTTCAGTCAACTGTGGTTGCACCTGATTGGTAATTACATCAGCAATTTCATTGCGGTTGGTCCAACTAAACAGAATAGTTGGTAAAATATTTTGTTCCCATAATCCGCCGTCGCTACCAAAGCTGTTGGTTGATGAGTATTTGCCAGTGTTGTCAACCAAGTCAAGATATCGACTGGTTCCAATTGACGCACGATTCAATGCTTTAGATTTGATGATTGAATTGTACTGTGTGTAAGGAAACAAGTTATAGTCTTCGCCATTGACCATTCGATTTTGTGTGTAGTATCTAGCAGGCGCACGTTGTTTGATTTCTTCAATTGGCTCGCGTGCTTGGGCATTGCTTACTGGCCGAGTAATACCACAAGTAAATGTGATAGTTTGCAAATTGCCGTTGCGGTCAGTATAGCTAATAGGCAAAACTACATTTTGCATTTCTTCAGGATTGATAATGTACTGCAATCCATTAGAACTGCGCACATAAGCACGGAAAATTCCTACTGGAATTTCTGAAAATACGCCGTCACCAAACACCATAGTGATTTGATCGTTAGATCTCGAAGTTACAGAGTATATGGGACGTAGTCCAGTCAACTGTTCAGTGGCGCCAACATAGATATTTTCTGTGTATTGCCATTCACGACTGATACTTCCCACGTTGTCAAGTTGAAACAACCAACGGTCTTCGTTGTTCACACCTTCAATGTTGATGTTTACTGTGCGGTTGGCAATACGTTCAGCTAAGTTAAAGTCTTGATTTTGTAATGTACCTTGTTTGAATGCAAAAAAGTATCCAGTGTTAGCAGATTGATATCCCAGTTGGTCATTGCGATACAACACATTGAAACTGGTGTTTGGTTGTGGAGGCGGCTCGTAAATATAGTCGCGGCCAACACTAGTTGAAGTTATTGCTTCAAACGGCATTGAAATTCCGTCCACAGTGGCGTTATAAGGAATAACTGGTAAGAATCCTGGCACAAGGTTAACAGCATACTCATCTGTTCGCACGCCTAATATGGTTTGTCTATTGCCTGGTCGACCAATGCGTTGACTATCTACTAGAGCAGCATTAATGATAGCAGTAAATTGTTCTTGCCAGTCTGGATTTGTTGGATCTGCCCAGTTCACAGTAACGTTGCTCAAGTTAACACCGTTATAGTCAATCACATTTTCAGTTGTGGTGACATTGAATACTTTGAGATACCCTTGAGCCGCAGTATTGCGTTTAGCAGTATAGCTGACCAAATTGGCCAAGCGCACAACTGAATCTCTGCGTTCTGCTGTGTCTAAATAGTTTTCTCTGGTGTTTAGGTCCGTGCGAAAGGCCAGGGCTTGCCCCATAAATGCAATTACATCTAGTAAAGCAATGAATTCTGAGCTTTCGATGTAGTCGTTGAAAGTTTCTGGGTAGTAAAGACGTATGTAATCAATGAAACTTTTGCGTAGAGTTTCAAAGTCATAACTCTGAAAATCAGCTTCACGATAGGTTTGATAGATCTGTTTCCAGTCTTCAACACCAAAAATTGCTGTTTGTCTTGTGGTCTTTGCCATGCCTCTTTGCCTTTAGATCTTGTATTTATTACTAGAAAAAACGGCTCAGTTATACGTAGCTGGCTCTACGTTGTTGCAAATCAAAGAAAACACTTAAAAATTCAGCATCCGTTCCTGGTAACACTGCTATTTCTAACTGTATCAGAAACCCGTTGTCTTGAGGAAACACTGCCATTTGTGTAACTTGTATTCTTGGATCGCCACCGCATACACGTTGAACTTCTGTTTCAATATTGCGTTGCAATTCAGTGATTTGATTTTCAAACACATAGTCCCACATCACAGTGCCGTACTGTGGTCGGCCTGGCAACTCTCCCTGACGTATGTTAAAGGCATTCAGCAGATCTCGTTTGATTAACTCAAAATCAACCAAAGTAAATTTTTTATATTGATTTATGGTATTGAAACCGATGACTGTGGTCATGACAATATTTATCGGCTCAAACAAGGTACTGTCTAAGCACTTCAATTGCGCTTTCAGTCACTTTGATTGATTCTACAATTCTACGTTGTTCTTTTTCAATTTTGGCCACAAGGGCTGAATCATTTGCTAGTTTGGCCTGGCGAAGGAGTCCTTGCAATCTTCCATCAACAGCGTTATAGTCATTGATGTAGCTTTCAAGGTCTGCAATGTCTTTTCCGTAACTGTTTAACCTAGCTCGTTTTGCATCACTCTTGCTGAGAGTAATGACTGCTTGATCAA